ATACTATATCCGTTTCTATTCCCCCGTCTGGAACTGTAAAATCGTCTTCCTCAGCTTCTATAACTTCTGCATCAAAGCCGGGTATATCTAACCCCCAATCTTGTAGCTGCTCTGCATCCCAATTATTTGCAAGGTCATTCCAATCCCATTCGCCATAGCCTACGTTGTCTTTAACTATAAATTCCTTTTGTTGCTGCTCTGTTAATTCACTTGCTTTGATAATCGGTATCTCTTTAAGTCCGGCTTCTTTACAAGCCTTTAATCTCATATTGCCACCAAGTACAACCATATCGTCATTAACTACAATAGGTCTAAGGTTAAGCATTTGAGGGAACTCGTTTATTGATTTTACCAGCTTTGCAAACTTATCGTCTTTAATTATTCTGGGGTTGTTTGGGTTTGCTTTAACTGTGTTGATTGGTACGTTTTGTATCATAATATGCCGTTGATTATATCGTTTGCTTCGTCTATTGCGTCTTCCTGGTCTAAGAATGTGTCTACGTCTGCTATATGCTTATTAATTAAAGTTTCTGCCATAGCATAGGTGTAATGTCCTATCGTGGTCATATCGTCCCCATCTTTACCCGTCTTACATACTGCAAGGAAGTAAGCCTTATGTGTTAGGAGAAGCCATATAGCATTTAGTTTTCTCATCGTCCTTGACCTCTGTATGCTTTTTCTCTGGGCGTGTGCTTATTAAAGGACTTCTTAGCAAAGCCTCGCTTTCTTTTGCCAAATGAAATTTTGTTCTTGTTCTCGCTACCTTTTGCCATAATTTTTTGCGTGTATGTCTTTTAGGAACTCTTTATATTGTTTTTTGTCTCCGTATTCTAAATGATGCTGCCTACAAAGCCCCATCAAATTTTCTATTTTGTCCTTGTCATTACTCCCACCCATACCTCTCGCCTCAATATGATGCACATCTACCGCTTGTGAGCCACACACTTCGCAAGGAATGAAGTCAGTTGTTTTATACCCCATCCCCTGCAAATATATCTGTGTGTGTTTTTTCATAGCTTCCCCATTAAATTTTCCGTTGATTAATAATTAAAAATTTAACTATGAAAATTATTTGCCATCAATTTCTTTTAACTTATTAATTGCGTACTCAATACCACTCGTTCCGCCCCACGCATCCCAGGCAAGACCGCCACAGCCTTCGCTATATGGTACATCTTTATGCTGCTGATGTCTTTTGAAGGAAGCCATACGAGCAATAGTATCTCTACTTATTGGCTCTCTGTTAGCTAACTGCCTTGCTCTTGCTTTGCCGGTTGCTTCAAGGCAAGAACCCCATCCATTTTTCTCAGCCCATTCTATTGCTCTCTTTGCGTTGTTACTAGCTGATTCTGGGTAATCGGTATAGCTATCAGCGAACTTGCCACCTGCAAGGATAGCCTTCCAAACTTGCATAGCTTTCTCTTCGGTTTCGTACACGCACCCACCTTGTCCGATTTTCCATTTTCCTGAACTGCATTGTGTTACTGGCATAGTTTACTATAAATATACTTTCTGTCTAAATTTATCTCCTCAAAGTTATACTTCTTTTTGCAGAACTCAAATAGTTTATCTCCGCTTTCCTTTCGCATCTGCTCATCATTAACTAAATCTTTGATATGCTTGTACCAATCCTTTTGGCTTTTAACGTAATGCACCGGCATATCTAAATAAGGGTTAACGTGGCTAACAATGGCAGGGTTCTTTTTAGCAGCCGTTTCTAATACTTTAAGGTTTGACTTCATAGTGTTGAACTTGTTATCTACCAGAGGAACTATTGAAATATCACTATCTGTGTAAGCTCCCATGTATTCTGTAACCTTTGCATAGTTATAGATCGTAGGGTTAAGTTTTAGTCCACAAGTAAACGCATCAATCATTTTGTCCCATATCGGCTTCTCGCCATCGTTATACCCGGCTATTATAGTTCTTATATTCATACCTTGTAACCTTTTGAAAGGCTGCCTAATTAAATCTAAGTCTCTTTCGTGTGTTCCGCTTCCTGACCAGAATAGTCTAACCTTGTCGCTTTCTAGTTTCTCATCTCTAAACTGCTCGTCTCCGTAAGGCAAAGCGTTTGGTAATATATGAACGTTCTTATTGTATTTAGTTATCTCTGCTGCTAGTCTTTCGTGTGTGCAGGTGCAAAGGTCAGCAATTTCTAAATAGTTAGTAATTAGTTTAGGTATGTTATTGAGCTTGTATCTTAAATATAACAAATGGCTTTCGTTAAGTTCCCAATAATCGTCATTATCTACTACTAACTTAAAGCCGTACTTATTGCGCCAAGTGTCCATTTGCTTTGCATCAATCTCGTTAAGCATTCTATTCATAAGCACAATATCCCACCCCTGTTCTAATAACTCATCATTAAGTACGTCTGTAATAAGTGCGTACTCTTTTTCCATATGTACTATTGGCATCATTATCCTGTGGAAGCCGACACCCGAGTTAGCTGAGGTTATACAAAGTATTCGCATCTTATATTCTTTTGGTTGTGATAGATGTCCTGGTATTTTTCCCACACGCTTTGCGCCCTTGCCAAGCTCTCGTCTTTCATTCGTCTATAATCTGTTCCGTTGCCTACATCGTGTCCTATATGTTCTGACCTCATATCCGGCAGGTAGTAATTAGTAAAGCCTGATATAGTTGCTCGTTCTCCGTAATCTCTATCCTGCATTCCGTAGGGGTCATACTCTTCGTTGTAACCGCCAACTGCATCTATAAGCTCACGAGTGATAAAGTTATCGCCAAAAGGTGTATGCGTTTTATGTACTCCGTCTACTATTGGTGGCAGTTCCTCTACACAATGTATTCCAATAATGCCAGTTTTTGACACACGTTGAGAAAACATAACCCATTTTGACAACCAATTCTCAGGCAGTAATATGTCATTGGCTAATAAACAAACTGCATCATAGTTTTGAGTTATTCTAAGTCCTGCATTTACTCCGGCTGCTATGCCTCGCTTTTCTTTTGATAAGTCATAACCAGCAAACGGGTAATTAAAGTTCTCATGCGTATCGCTGCCGTTATCTATTAGAAAGCAGTCTGCATTATATCCAGAGTTGTAAAAATTCTGTTTAATTACACGCTGCGTTAAATCGTGCCTGTTTTGTGTAAGTAATAAAATAGCTACTTTCATTATCTTATGTTTGAGCCGATTTCCCTTGCCGGAACTCCTGCGTATTTAGTATTTGCTTTTGCTTCGCCTTTTAAGAAAGCACTTGCTCCTATCATACAATTTGCCCCAACGTGTGCAAACTGATGTAAAACTGCATTAAGTCCTATGTTGCTTCCTTCTTCAATAATAGAATGTCCACCTATTTTTGCTCCGCAGCTTATAGTAACATTATCAAAGATTGAACAATCGTGTCCTATGTGTGCGTGTTTCATTATGAAGCAATTATTGCCTATAAAGGTATCTATTTCCGTTCCTGCGTCTATTGTTACAAGTCCTGTGATAATATTGTTATCGCCTATGTAGACTTTGCCTTTTTCTTTATTCCAGAACTTCTTATGCTCTGCTTTGTCGCCTATAATACAATAAGCTCCGATGTAGTTGCCATCTCCGATAATTACATTATCGCCTATAATAGCGGTAGGATGTATAAAGTTTGCCATAGTTAAGTAGTACAAGCGCAGTCATACGCAGGGTTTATGTTATCTAAATCAAATTCCTTAAATAAGTTATTCTGTGAAATACTTTTAAGCGTTTCTATTGTTACACCATTAAAGTAAGTGTATTTGCTATTCTTTTCGTCATTAATCCATTCGTCTGCAAGTTCTGGGAACTCTCTTAATATTGCTAAGATAGCATTTTTACCTTTCATAAAACATAAAGTGCAGTTACCTAATATTGAAGGTATTTCCAAAGTGTAAGGCTTTTTGCTCCAATATTCATTTACCATTTGTTTAGTAACCTTGCTTTCAAACAAAGGGAACTTATCGTGTACCTTCTTAAATCTTTGAGTACGTCTGCTAACTCGCATTGGTTCGTCATATCTAAACCCTACTAAGTTTTCAAATTCTCTAACTCCTATTGTTCTTAAATATCTTTTAGCAGTTTTAATCTTTAATTCTATTGTGCAAAATCTTTTGAACTGATTAGGTAAAGCTTTATTCTTTTTTAACATTCCATCAAAGCCACCCTCATAACTTATTCTTGTTACAGGTATATTTTCAAATGCTTCAAAGTCATTAATAAATTTATAGGTTTTAGGGTGTTCCCTCATAGTATCGCAAAACAATACTATGTCTCCTTGCTTATATTCTTGGATAGTCATATAAGCAGAAGTCTTACCACCGCTAAAATTAATTACTCTTTGCATTGCGTTTAGGTTTTGGTTGCTCTTCGTACCAAGTATACAAGCGTTTTATCATATCGAATATACAATTTCCGCACCATACTGTTAAGATAAAATCTGCACTCATATACTTGCGATAGATATGCTCATACATTTTTAAGATGTCTAAATCAATATTACGCACATAACCATTCTGGACTGTGTGCCAATTACCAATGTTATCATCTAAAAAGTTGCGGTGTTCTATTTCCATAAGTTCCACATTAGTTTAGAAAGTAAAGGAGCTGCTACTCCTGGTATAAATACAAACGCAATAACATCGGTACAGATTGCAGGTAAAAAATATAAACCTAAACCTGTCCAAGCTGCTAAACAACTTGTGCAGCTAAACGGCTTAAAATCTAGTTTCCACTTCCTATGAAATTGGTGTATCTCTACAAAGAATATTGCAAAGCATATCGCAGCTATTATTATCATTTGCGTAATTGTTTTTTAAGTTCTCGTTTAGTTAGTTTTAGTTCTCTGTGTATTGACATATAAGGTATGCCGGTTACTCTGCTTAGTTCTTTTGCGTTGCAGTTATGCTTGATAGCATACACTCTTAAAAGTTCTGCTTTGTACCAATGCATCTTAGATAACTCGTCTTCTACTTTATTAAGCAAGTCCTCATCTCTATCATGTGCTATTAACTCAACTTCTAATGGCTTTCTATAAGTCCTATAAAATTGGCTTGTATTACTCTGCATCATGTTAATCATAGTGCGAACTAGGTAGAACTTTAACACGTTTCTTTTTCGCATATCAATTATGCGTTCCTCATCCATTTCGCATAGCACCTTAAATAGTTCACTTCTTAAATCTTCTCGCAGGTCTTCCGGCTGCATCTTGTCTATTGCTTCCTTTAATTCTCGGCTTTCCCAAAGTTCTAATATGATGCTATTCTTGTTCATATTCTTTTAAGGTTAGTTTGCCGTTCTCTTCGGTTGCTATGTAGCAGAAACAATTTGATGTCTTTGCTAAGTTTAAGAAAGCTATTTGATAGCTACTAAGTTTATCTCCTATTGCTTTCGTTTCGCAATATACCGCTACTCCTGTTTGAGTGTGGAAGCCTACTACATCTGGAACTCCTTTAAGTCCTATAAACGTTCTACCTCTAACCGCAAGATTGTTATTGCGCCATACAAAACACCCGTTTTTGTTCAGGGTCTTTATTGCTTCTTTGGTTAATTCGTTTGCGGTCATAATACAAAACTATACTAAGAAAATGAAACTTTACCTAATTTTATTTGTTCCTCAAAAAATAAAGCTACTGCTACGGCTCTTGCTTGGTTCTTTAACCATTGCTCAGTCCACTCATCTCGGTACTGCTTGGCGCTAATTATATCCATTTTATTAGCCTTGTATGTAATGATTTCCATTAGTTTCTTTTTAGCAACTGCTCCGTCTTCTTTTGTCCAGGTCTTAATTCCGGTATTATTTAGCTTGGTAAATACAGATAATGGATTGAACAATCTATCAAATGTTCTATTTTCTAGAACCTTATATTCCTGATAACTGTAATCAATTATCTCTAAATCAGTCAAATGCGGTATTGCTTCTACTCGTTCTTGTGGCATCATTTTCCTTACTTCGTTTGCTTTTTTCTTGTATCTATCGATTACTTGACTAAAATAAGCCGGGCTAAAATTTTGGTAATGGTCTATGAAGTCATTAGCTACCATTTGCTTAAACGCTACTTTAATCTCGTTTATTGTAAAGTTACCGTATTGTGTTCTAATCCAATCTTCTAAAATTGCTAACTTAACTTCGCCAGGATTTGTAATACCTACAAGCTGCATCAAGTAAACAAGATTTTGCTTAAATATGGTAGAGTTCAGACTGCGTATCCTCTCCCCCGAAAAGCCTTGCATAATCTCCCTCTCCATAGGAAGTAGAGTGGATATAGTTGTAGTTTCTAAGGTTGTCGAGTTCGTGCTTGTTAAGTTTTGGCTTATTGTTTGTAGTTCCTTTTGCATATTGTTTTGTGTTAGTTATCCAATTATTTGCTGCTGCTGACCAGCTTTTCATAGGGTTTTTACCTACTTTCCACCCGTTGCTCGTGTAGTAATTTACAAATTTTTCAGCTTCTATCTTTCCCTGTTCTGCTCCTATCCGGATTGCCATATATTCGTAAACTTCTTCAAAAGTACACTTACTTTTATTATTAATTATATCTATATTTATATTTTCATTTACATTTTCCATATGAGGCTTCATATGAGGTTGCATATGCGTTTCATATGATGGTTCATCTTTTGTTTTATTTTTAGGTTTTATATTGTTTCGCCTTGATTCTGTAAAGGTTTTACGCTTTTCCTTCTCAACATCAAGCCTGACATTATACCATAAACCTTCATCATCTTGTATAAACTTGCATTTCACTTGCTCCCACAAGTGACCAACCGTATGTTGTATCATATGAGTATTCATATGCCCTCGATTGAATTGAAGCATAAGCAAGTCCATATATGCTCCTTTTTCTTCAAATGTCATTCCCATTGTGCCACTTACATAGTCGCCTGGGTAAAATAAAAATGCCGGGTCTTTTGCCATAAAAAAAATAAACCCCGATAGCTGCGAACTACCAGGGTTATTATCATTTAACCACTAAACACATTATCGGTTCGCAGTACGTTAATGTGTCTTTTATTTATGCGAATATACACTAAATTTCTTTAAGTTCTAATTTTAAGCAAAGTTTTTTTAGCTTCGTCTTAAACCAATCCTCAGTTTCAATTAGGTTATTCGCCTGTTTTATGTTATGGATAGCAGTTGTGTGGTCGCTTGTTCCTGTGTACTGGCTTATCTCTTTAAGGCTCAACTTGGTGTACCTTCTAAGTAAATAAGCAGCAGCCTTTCGACCGAACGTTGTTTTCAAGCTCCTATCCTTAATTAATACATCGCACTCAAACTCTTCGTCTACCAATTTGACAATCGTTCTTGCACCAATGTCTAATCCCAGAGGCTCGTTATCTTCTATACCTAGTAACCCAAGCTGCTGCATCATTTCGTGTAGCTGCAAGTGTGTGTTACGTTGTGCAAAATAAAGCTCCTTTAACTGTCTTATTGATATGTCTTTCTTTCTAGTTAGCATAATTAAAACGGCAGTCCTTCCGTATCATCTTTTAGTTTTGAATAAGTTTTGTTTTCAGGGTTAAAATCATTGATGTAAATTTTGTAGTCCGGCTGCTTATCTTCTGTCTTGTAAGCGTTTTTCCACATTGAATATTTTACATCGTTGATTGTAAAATTAATTACTTCTCCTTTTGCAGTTGTATTTTTCCAACCGCCTGTACTCCATTTTTTCTCTGTCATTTTTTTTGTTTTTATAGTTTATTAATTTCTTCTATTACCTCTGTTAAAAAAGGGTCTTCCATAAATCTGCCATAAGCGTCAGAGCAAGAATAGGCATAAGAAGATTTTATTGTTTTTTCTACTGATGCTATTGCTAATTGTTTTGCTTCGCTTAAACAATCCGTTTTGAGTATGTATTTATCTACTAACTCTATCGCCATATCTTCTGGTGTCATTTGATTTTAATTGAATATTTAGCTACTAATTTACTTTGTTTTTTCGTACCTACGTTAATTAATTCCGTCTGTACTTTGTAGCCTTTGCGTTTTAATTCAAATACTACTGCTGCAAGTCTTAGGCTATTGTACTTGGTCAATGCCTGGATTGGTGTCAATGTTTTGCCCGAAAGCAAGTGGTTCAAGATTTGTTGTTTCTGTGTCATTGTTATTGATTGGGTTAAAAAATACAGGTTTGTCTAATTTGTTTTCATACTTTTTAATAAAGGCTAATAAGTCCTCGTATGCTTCTTCGTTGTACCAAGCATAGTGGTAAACTTCTGCCAGGAGCATCTGCCTTTCAAATGGTAATAGTTCCCTCATTAGCTTTTCTTTATTGTTTCTTTAATCTTATTAAATTCGTCTAAGGTCTTGATGGCATTGATTTTAATGGCAGCCTTTACCTTCTGGTCTTCGGTAAACTTTGTCTTATCTAGCTGCTCAATTAAGAAAGCCTTTTGTCCTTCGCTTACCTCGTCTTTATGCTCATTAGTAGCGTCTGCGTCTTTTGTATCGTCTATGGCAAAAAGTCCATTAAGCGCATATTTTCGAGCATACGAGCTACACGCACCAGTGAGCTGCGCAGAGTCCATTCCTTTTTTGTTTTCTTCTTCACGAGCAAGACCCGTGCAGGTAATGTTATCATCTCCGTTAGATAGACAAGCCGTAGCCTTTACATATACCCGGCCACCTACTTCTATAACCTCGTCGCTTAACATTAAAGCGTAGCCGTACTTATGACAAATAGGTTTTGCAGCTTCGATTATATCTTCTGCACTTCTGTACTTGTATTTAGCAAAAGCATTGAATTGGTTTTTAGGTGCTTTTAGTTCCTGTTGTATTTTAATTAAACTCATTGTTATTGGTTTTGTATAAATTAATTAATTTGTTGTTTAGCTTTTTCAATAAAAAATCTAATAGTAGCAAGTTCTGCATCTTCATAGGTAGCATTGTCTTGTAATAACTGCGTTGTGCCATAGTGAACAACAGATACATTTGTGTTGCCTATTGAATAACGGAAGTTAAACTTGTCTCTAAAAAATCTAAACGCTTGTTGATATAAAGGTGCTTGTACGCAATTATCAGTATTAAAAGATAGATTTCTATAAATCTTCCATTTTAATTCTAATTCATCTTCATCTAAATAATGTGCAGCGCACTTCTCGTTAAAGCCTAATTCTTTAAGCTCTAATGATTCTTGATATGGTAAAAATTCTCTGTTCATTGTTATTGGATTGTATAATGTTCTAAAATTTCTATGATTGGTTCTTGTCTTTTTTTAAGGCTCACAAAGTATTCGTAAGCCTGTGAGTACTCTAAGTACATACTAGAACTATCATACTTGTTATCTACTAAGGTGTAATAGAATATTGTGCCGTCTGGCTTTGTTTCTTTTACAAAATCAATTTTCATAGTCTTGTGTTTTTAATAGTTCAAGCTCTGATTGATTTTCTACCCAACGAGTGAAGGTGTAATCATCATCTTCGTAATCGTAGTTTTTAGGCAGTAATTGAGGGTCATTGGGGTTTTGTGTACTGCTCCCATCAGGCAGTAAGATGTTCCCAAATCTCTCGAATTGGAACTTCTGGTAGGTGGTTAAATGTGTCATTTTGTGTTTTGTTTGCACAAATCTACTACAATTAACAATACAAAGTGCAAAAGTACTAAAATATTTTACAATTATTTTTGCAACAAGGTTGCAGATAATGTGTCTTATATAGGATAAAAGCACATCAAATTGTGCAATTTATAGCACATTATGTACATTAGAACGTACAAAGTAAAGCTATATGTTTACTTTTTTGAAGTTATTGCTTGACTTTTGTGTATATTTGTAAAAAAGTAAAGCTATGATATATTTTATTAAACAAGGAGATTATGTTAAAATTGGTTACACTACATTATTAAAAAAAAGATTAAATCAATTACAAACTGCAAGTCCTGTTAAGTTAGAAGTTTTAGCATTGATAAAAGGAGATAGGATAGAAGAAAAAAATTATCACGATGCTTTTAAGCACATAAATTCTAATGGTGAATGGTTTTTATATAATAATGAAATTAAAAGATTTGTAGATGCATTAGATAAAGATTTGATGTGGAAGTATGGTTTAGTTGAAAACGAAACAAGTCCAATAGGTTTAATAAAACAAACTCGTCTTGAAAAAAATTTGAGTTTAGAAGAACTTGGAGAGAAACTTGGAATAACTAAACAAGGTGTTATGGATATGGAACGTAGAGATGCGCAAGGTAGAATAACTACTGGTACATTATATAAGGCATTAGCTGCTATGGGTTCTAAATACGAGTCAAGAGCAAAATAAACTTGACAAAGTCGGAAGTAAAATGCAGCCAAAAGTAGTAAAAATACTACCTTTTGTTGTACCAAAGTGCAACTTTATAGCAGCTTCTGGAAGTAAAGTTTATCGCTACCCCCGTATGAATACTCCGGCAGGTACAGTCTAAACCCGCAATTAATAAGGTTATTAGCGGAAGGAAAATTGTCTAAGGTTGTGTAAGTGATAGCTATATGGCAAAAGGTAGACGCTGCTTTGAGCCGGGTTTTAATCATTCGCCTTTGTATGCCCTGCCCTCTATGTGATTTTTTAACCCAAGCTCTGTTAAATATGCAGATGCCTTTGGAATAAATTGAGCCACAATAAGCTACTATCTCGCCTTCGTCAAGCATAATCCACCACTCCCGGTTGAACTGAAACTCGTCTCCGCAACCCTTAAAGTTTGGGTTGTTGTAATCTAGTTCCCTAAGTTGCTCGTAGGTTTCTCGGTCTAAGATATTACCGAAGCTAAATATCTTTTTGAGGCGCATTGTGTATAGTTTCAAGTTTAGTCAAATAAAGGATTGCATCTTGCAGCTCTTGCTTCAAATGTGTTATCCATTGCCCTGTTGTCAAATCTTCTCTATCCATTGTAGTTCCGTATTTAACTTTTCCTACTTGCTCCCGGCTTCGCATATCTTCTATAACTGCTGCTAATATTTTGCTGTCCATTTTATTTGTCTGTTTTGCTATGTATCTTAAAACAAGTCTTACACTTATATAAAATCTTCTTTACTCCTGTTGCCGTTGTTCTCCTCATTTGTATAGTAATCTCATCGCTGCCACACTCAGGGCAAGTGCCTCTATCCTGACCGAAGATAACTCCGTAATGTGTTTTCGGTTCTATGTGTAGCTTCAATGCGTTAAACACCTGCTCTAATAACACAACATCCTTCTGGCAGTACTTAATCATTTTAGCCATCGCCACTTTATCCTTATGCAGAACAATGTCTTTCCATAAACTATACTCAGTCTTTATCTTAGTGCCTATGCCTAAGTAGTCAGCTATATAGTTTAGCTTGTTGCTATTAAATCTAAACTTTTGACGAGCTACCTTTAACGTATCAATAGTAACATAAGAAGGGAACATATCTATCTTATGAAACAAGCACCTGGTTCTTATCCACGCTAAATCAAACTTATCTCCGTTGTGTCCTACTAACTCCGATGCGGTGTTTGCTACTTCAATAAACTTTTGTAGCATTCTTTTATCGTTTTGTTTGCTATCCCACTCCAAATGGTAAACCTCTTTTTCGTCTTCCCACTTATAGCAGATGCAAATAATAGCACGTTCTTTAATTATGCTATCTGTTGAGATGTTTAGTTTGAAACCAGAAGTCCAAAAGAAACCGATGTTCGGGCTTACCTCGATGTCAAAGAATAGTCGTTTGCGTTTTGATTTTAGCATTATTTATTTTTTGCTGAATTTATCTATTGTGGTGTAACCCATAGCAAACAGCGTAAGATACAAGACCGCATCAACTAGCTTATCGCTTGGGTTAATTTTTAAGATTATGTTTAAGAACAAGGATATGAAA